ATTAAAAAGACATGTAGAATCCACTGTCAGTGATGAAGATAAAGAGAATGCGTTCAAGCAATTTAAAATACTTGAAGACCGTAGAAAAATTTCATTGGTAGAACAGTTTCCACACTATAATAGTATAGTTAAAATCCCACATAAATAACATATAAGATAAATACTATTATGAAAATAAATGAAATCATATCCGAAACTTTCGCTGGCTCATTTGCCGGGGTGAACACTTCCTTAGGAGGTGGTGATCCTGCTGCGAGTATATATGCCAAGAAGCCCAAGGGTAAGAAGAAAAAAACTAAAATGGGTTACAGTGCAGATGTCGGTAATCTTGCATACAATAAACCAGTCAAAACACAAATGATTAAAAGATAAGGTAGAATAAAATGAAACTGTCACAACTAATCGAGTCTTTTGTAATCTCCAATGATGAATTCGAAGATTACCTAAACAGAGCTACGGAACAATTAACACAAGAACTACAGTCAGGTAAGAACCCACGTGACGCAGTTCATGATTTAGCATTAACATTTGCAGATCAGCACAACAAATCATATGATGCATACACACGTATGTCAGACTCATTATCAGCAAGAATGCATACGTTAGAACTAGATGGTTCAACGTCTACTGAAATAGCTCCTGCCGATATGACGAACGGACCAGAAATGTCTGACATGGGTGCAGAACCAGAGATGATGACAGATCCAATGGGTGACATGGAAATGGAAACTCCAGCACAAGACGAAATGCCAGGTGACAGTGACATGGAAGATTATGCTGCGGTAATGGACAATGAGCCAGAAGTTGAAGAATCAGTAAGTGAAGGTACAAAAGGCTGTGCTGACTGTGATTGGATTAAAGACGAAACTGATGGTGACGTTGATACATGTGATGAATGTGCAGCAGAAAAGCGTCAAACTAACGAATCAGAAAAGCGTTGGAAGCAAACTTCAATGTCTCCAGAAGATGCAATTAAACAATACGGCAAAGAAAACGTAAAAGTTAAAAAAGGCGCATTGCGTAATGGCGATGACATGGTAGAAGTATTTGTTGAATCACTAAATGAAGACGATGAAGAAAAAGCACGTCAACGTGCATTTGCTAAAGCAGATGAACCAGAGCGTGGTGAGAAACCTAAAAAGGTATCTCTAAAGAAAGCTCCATGGGAAGAGTCAGTAAACGAAGGCGATGATACAGTTAAAGTAGTCTTTAGAAAATTCGATAATGGTGATGTGATTGCATTGTTCCCAGAAGAAGATCAGGGTCGTGGTCTGATTGGTTCATACATGGAAATTGGTCAGCATGGTGACGCATCTAAGTCATTGATTACTGACTTAGAACCAGCATCAAAAGAAGAATACGCAAAACTAGCCGCTGAACTAAAGCGCATTGGTTATGATATTGTTATGGCAGAGTCAGTAAACGAAGCGGCAGAATGCAAATATTGCGGTGGTGATTGCCCTAATGATGAAGACCATGCATGTGACGGCTACTTGGGTGACATTGATGGACTATACGAAGCGAAAGCATCGGTACTAGACCAACTACAAGGCATTGTAGATAACAAGCAAGCAAAGTCAATTAAGTTTGATGATGGTTCTTCAAAAGTAGACATGTTCACAGCATCAGCTATCACACAAGTACATGCTAAAGTAAACGATGCTAACAAAGCAAAGATTGAAAAAATGCTTAACACTCGTACAGGTTTAATGAAGATTGCTAAAGTTGCAATGGGTGCATTAAAAGAAGGCAAACTAGATGAAATTCTTCCAGCAGTAGGTGCTGTAGCAGGTGGTGTTGCAAGAGCGGCAATGTCAAAAGGCATTAAAGGTGCGGTGACACGTGCGGGTATCAAAGGCGTAGCAAATAAAGTATCAAATAACAATGAGGCAAATGATATAGCTGATAGAATTATGCGTACAAGTTCACGTCAATCTTTCTCAGAGTATAATGAGTTCTACAAAGAACTAGACAAAGCGGCAAAGGAAGGAAAGAAGAAGGGTGATACAATCTCCATAGGTGGGACTAAAATCAAACTGAAATCAGCTCCTAAGCCAATGGATCAACTTTCAGACGCAGAGATGGATAAAATTGATGCATTAGCAATTCGTATAAGTGAAATGTGCGGTAAAAAATATAAAAAATAACTATTGACATAAGAACACCTCTGTGTTATATTAAAGGGAACTCGATTTAGAGTTCCTTTTTTATTGACCTTATGAGGAGATTAACATGTCACTAGATAGTATTTCAAGCGAAGAAAAAGCAAAACTAAAGCAACTTGTAGACGAAGGATGTTCTGTACTACAAGAAGTAGATGACCTTAAAGGTGGGCTACGTGATACCGTAAAAGCTATCGCAGAAGAACTAGATATCAAACCCGCTGTACTCAACAAAGCAATTTCACTTGCACACAAAGCAAATCTTCAAGGTGCGAAACAAGACTTCGAAGACGTTGAAACTGTACTTGAGACTGTAGGACGCACACTATAAATGAGTTATGTAGACGCATACTACAACAAAGATAAAGATATTGTGCAAGTTGTTGAGCGTATCAACGGCAAACGCATTTATCAAGATTATCCCGCGTGGCGTACATTCTATGTACGTGACGATAGGGGGTATCATACAAGTATTCACGGTGAAAAAGTTCGTCAAGTGAAAGTCAAACGTAAAAAAGACTTGCACAAAGAGCTACGTATGCATTCTGATAAGAAGATTTATGAGAGTGATATCAAGCCTGAAATCCGTTGTCTTGCTGAAAACTATCTTGGCAAGGACTCACCAAAGTTGAATGTAGCGTTCTTCGATATCGAGGTTGACTTCGATGCCGCACGTGGCTTCGCTCCGCCTGAAGATCCGTTCATGCCGATTACTGCAATTACAGTAGCATTACAATGGACTGGTCAACTCGTAACATTTGTTATTCCGCCAGAGCATATGCGTGAAGGCGAGGGACTAGACGAAGCACAACGACTTTGCGATAAGTTTGAAGATACATTCTTGTATCTTAGCGAAGCAGATTTGTTGAATGACTTCTTAGCTCTTATCGAAGATGCAGATGTGCTTAGTGGTTGGAACAGTGAAGGTTTCGATATTCCATACACTCTTAATCGCATTGTGCGTGTATTGAGTAAGTCTCATACCCGTAAGCTGTGTCTTTGGGACTTGTACCCTACTCCTAAGAAACTTATCAAGTATGGTAAAGAACAAACAAGTTACAACTTACTTGGTCGCATTCACCTCGATTATCTTGAACTGTATCGCAAGTATACATATCATGAAATGCATTCATATTCACTTGATGCTATTGGCGAATACGAACTTGATGAACGTAAGATTGCTTATGAAGGTACACTAGATCAGTTGTACAATCAAGACTTCTACAAGTTTATTGAATATAACAGACAAGATACTGCATTACTTGATAACCTAGATAAGAAGCTACGCTTTATTGATTTAGCAAACGAAATTGCACACGACAATACTGTTAACATTCAAACTACAATGGGTGCGGTTGCTGTTACTGAATCAGCTATCATCAACGAAGCACACAGACGTGGTATGGTTGTTCCAGATCGTAAGCGCAGATCGTGGGATACAGAAGATGATGATTACGAACCCACACGTGACGAAGAAGAAGCGGCAGAAGCACAGAAAGCGGCTGGTGCATTCGTTGCAGATCCACAGAAAGGTCTGCAAAAGTGGGTAGCAGGTATCGATATTAACTCGCTGTATCCTTCTATCATTCGTGCGTTAAACATGTCTCCAGAAACTATTACTGCACAACTTCGTCCTGACTTGACAGATGAAATGATTCAGACACGTATCAGAACTGGTCGTGGTGGTAAGAGCAAAGGCTTTGGTGCCGCACAAGCATGGGAAGATACGTTCTCTACAGAAGAGTTTCGTCTGTTGAATGAAAAAGACAAGACACAAATAATGACTCTTGATATGGAAGATGGTTCTGAACATCAGTTGACTGGTGCAGAAGTAGCAGACTTAGTGTTCAGTGGTGATTTGCCGTGGGCTATTAGTGCGAATGGCACTGTATTCAGACAAGACGTACAAGGTATCATTCCTAGTTTGCTTGAGCGTTGGTATGCAGAACGTAAAGTACTACAAGCTAATAAGAAGAAAGCAATTGAAAAGGGCGATAAAGAAGAAATCGCTTTCTGGGATAAACGACAGCTAGTTAAGAAGATTAACTTGAACAGTTTGTATGGTGCGATCCTTAATCAAGGGTGTCGTTTCTATGATAAACGTATCGGGCAATCAACTACTCTATCAGGTCGTTGTATCACACGTCACATGGGTGCTAAGACTAATGAAGTTATCGATGGCACGTATGACTATAAAGGCAAATCAGTTATCTATGGCGATACTGACTCTATCTACTATTCAATGTATCCTTCATATCACAAAGAAATCGATAGCGGTGAGATTGAATGGGATAAAGAGATTGCTCTTACTATGTATGACGAAATTGCAGATCAAGTAAACGCAAGTTTCCCTGACTTTATGAAAGACTTCTTTAATGTCCCTCGCAAGCAAGGTGAAATCATTGCTGCAGGTCGTGAGAACTTAGCAACGTCTGCTATCTTTATTAAGAAGAAACGCTATGCTATGCTTATCTACGATGATGATGGTGAACGCCGTGATGTCGATGGTAAACCTGGCAAAGTGAAAGCGATGGGTCTTGACTTGAAGCGTT